TGTTCCAGGAAGCAGTTATTCCGGAGACAGAGTTCAGGCAAATGTGAATTCCGGTGAGATGATCCTGAACGCTCAACAGCAGAGAAACCTCTGGGATATGGCAAACAGCCGAGGCGGTGGCGCGGTTGTAAATATGCCGGTTACAATTGAAAACAATGCCAGCAACGAAGTAAGTGCATCTGCAGAGATGTCGCCTGATGGCATGGTTGTGATGATAAATAAGATTGTTAACGCTCAGATGGCGGCGGGCAAATATAATCAGAGCATGGATATTGCTCAGAGCCGCCGCAATGGAATTGAATATCAATAGGAGTTTATATGAACGTAGTACAATGGCCTAGTAATATACCGACAAAGTTTTATTCCGGAAACGACCAGCCGAAGCCGAACACCGAAACCACTTCTTTTATGAGCGGTCGACAGGTGTCATGGCAGATAAACACTAAGAAGCTGATGACCTATAAAATGAAGCTTAAGCTTACAAAGTCACAGCTTGCCGACTTCTGGACCTGGTTCAATGATACACTCGGACAGAACGCAAACGCTTTCACTTGTACTGCAATCGGTAATGGGACTTACCGCTTTGTTTCAGTGCCTTCTCCGGAAGATACAAAACAGACAAGCCGCGTGCTTTCCTTGGAAATTGAAGAGGTGTTTTAATGACTAGGGCTCAGATATTCAATCTGCTTTTTAATGGCGGAAACTATGCGAAACAGTATCTTATTAAACTTTCTCATCCGGTTGCCGGTGTACTCCGCTATGTAAATAACAATGAGGCTGTCATTTATGGCGATGTAAATCCGGAAACTTACCAGCCCGCAAATTTCGACTATACTCCGCCAGATAACAAAGGCGAAGGCGGACAACTTGAAATTGATGCAACAGATAACTATCAGGTAGTCGAATGGATAGACAAAGCCGACCATCGTTATACGCTCGAAGTGGTCGGATGTTTGAACAATGGCGCGGTTCAGCCTATTCGCTCTTATCGCCACTTTTACGGCACTGTCACAATGGGCGAAGATAACAAGCTGCAGTTTTCTCCGGAAAATGACGGGCGCTTGAATATGGTTTTCAATGTTTATAAATATGATACTTCACTCAATCCGGGGAACGCTTAGGCGATGATTGATGTTTCTGATCTGATTGGAGTTCCTTATCTGGAAAATGGCCGGACGCTTTCGGGACTTGATTGTTACGGGCTTGCAATAGTTGTCGAGGAACGTTTCGGCAAAAAGTTAAAGGATGCAGTTTATGAAAATCACGATAAGGAACTTTCTCAGCGGTGGGCTCCGCTTCTGAATGTCCGCCCTACTGACTTTATTTATGCGGGCGCTTTATTAGAAATCCATGTAGGAAATACACTTCATATTGCTGTTGCACTTGATGAGCGGACAATGATTCATGCAACAACTAATCAGGGAGTCAGACTGTCTCCGATTGGTGCTTATAAGGTTGCTGCAATTTATGAGGTTATTTAATGGCTAGTTTTTATATTTATGATTCTGTAACAAACAAAAATACAACCCTTAAGGCAAACGGCAAACTTAAAGATATTTTCCCGGATTTAGATTTTAAACATTCACTCGTATTAAAAGCTGGAAACAGACTGGATGGCGATTACTGCTGTACTGATGAGGATGTTCTTTATATCAGAAAAGTTCCAGCTGGAGCGACTACTGCTGCTGTTGTTGCGATTGTAGTCGCTTGCGTTGCAATCGGTGTCAGTGTTGGTGTCGCAAACTATATAAGCAAGAAAGCAGAGCGTGAGATGGAAAAGGCTCAGCGCAATGCAAAGAACATGGCTCAACAGGCTCAGCAGCTTCCTTTCATCCGAGGCGCAAAGAATAAGAAGGCACTCGGGGAGGCTATTCAGTTCATCATGGGTTCTGTTTATAATACGCCTTATAACGTAACGGATGGCTATTACAGCATTGACGGTGCTGATGGTGTTAACAGTTATTACAATGCAGTTTTTTCAGCCGGATACGGTGCTCAAAAAATTACACAGCTTTTACTCGGAAATGAGAACATCAAGAAAGATAATAACGGAATTTCTGGTGTAAACAATTTCGATTCAACCTCGCTTTATTATGATCCAAATAACTCGAATCTTGTAGAAGTAAGGCAGCCGGGCGAAGCTCTTACAATTACAGACGGAAACCAGAAGGTAAGTGCGACCTATGCCGGCGCGGAACTGAAACACGAATACGGTCAGGATGCAGAGCCGGTTATTGTTCAGGCAGCAGAAAATGCAATGAAGATTCAGGTGTGTATTGCTTTTAGCTGTTTAAGACAATACAATTCTGATGCCGAAACCTGGCAAGAGCGTACTGCAGTGGTCCGCCCATACTGGTCGAACGATGGCGGCGCAACCTGGCACGAGTTTTATTTTGCCGGAACAACCGACAACACTTTTGTAAAAAACTCAAATAAGACACTCCGCTATGTAGCAACAAAGACCTTCAGCGGCGCGGAAAGTTATGGAAAGAGCATCTCTATCAAGGTAGTTAAGGAAACTCCAAAGGCTGAAAGCGGAAGTCAGGAGGATTGTCAGCTTTTATGGTATCAGACTTATTGTTATGATGCTGCACAATCGAGCTCTACAGATTTAGTGGCTTGCACTCCGCTTAATGCAGAGGCTTTCAACAAAGTGACAAGAGTTGCATACAGAATCGTTGCGAGCGATACAACTCAGAATCTGATTGATGAGCTTCATGCAATGACAGAAGGTTATGCTTATACCTGGAACGGAACAGGATGGAGCTCGACAAAGAGCCCTACACGAAATCCGGCATCCTGGCTTGTTGAAGTTCTTACATCAGACATTCATCTGCCTAGTAAATTCAATTCTAATGAGCTTTATCTGCCATCTTTCGGGGCTCTGTACGAATACTGCGAAAGCGAAGGCTTTTATTGTGATGCTATTCTCACCCAGAGCGAAAAGAAGCTCGATATTGTTGAGAAGATTCTTTCTCTTTGTAATGCTTCCCTCATTATAAACCAGGAGGGACTTCTCGAAGTTGTCATTGATAAGGAAGAGCAGAATCCCGTTGCGCTTCTGAACGCCGAAAACATTGTTTCCTTCAGCTTTTCAAAGAGCTTGCAGAAACAGACAGACGGAACAAAGGTAACTTTCACAAACCGAGAATCGTGGTCCATTGATACATTTTATTCCATGCTTGATGGTGGAAGTTACGACTATACCACAGACACGGTTGAAACTCTTGCTCCGGATTATGTTACAACTTACCAGCACGCTTATAAAATGGCTCAGAGAAAACAGCGCCAGAGACAGCTTCAGCCGAGAGAAATCAAGGCAGACGTTGGCAGTGAGGGCGACTGGTATCCATTATATTCTACGGTTTTAGTTCAGATTCCTCAGCTTTTACAGGGCTTGAATTCTTCTGTTATTAGGAAGGTAACAACTAACCAGAGTGGTAATATTACAAAGATAGAAATTTCTGATCTGGTTGAGTTCGTTTCTGGTTCCCGATACGGTGTTATTATACAGGCGACAAATGAGTTCGGATTCAAGATTTATTCCGGCGAGGTTACTGGAACGGGAAAAACTCGCACCCTCACCTTCTCAACACCGCTTTCGCTATCTTCAAACGTAATTGTTCCGGAAGCTGGCAATCATCTTTCTTTTGGACTTCTCGACAGCAACGGACAATTTTCAAAAGTTACTCATACAATGAAGATATACGGCAACGAGCCGAACGGAAAGAACGGATATGTTCTTTCACTCCGCGACTATAACGAAGAAGTATATTCTTATGGCGGACCAATTCCGACGTATAAAAGTAATATTACTCGACCTCAAGCTGGAAACACTCCGGTGACAATCGACGATATAAACAAGCTCCGTCAGGACATGAATGTTCTTCAGGAAGATTTGATAAACGCTTATCAGCTGTTAGAGATGCCGATTGTTGTAGATGCCGATGTCAAAAGTGTTATCGTTGAAACCGACGAAGGCGGGCACGCAACCACAGCCCAGAGAGTTGAAACTCAGATTACTTGTCGACAGGGTTGGGAAGAGCGTCCGTTTGTAATTGATACAATCAATGTACCTCTTGGCTGGACTTATGAAGTAGTCGGCGGAAAGGTTATTTTCACAATTTCCGAAGGTGCAGAAGTCCGTTCCGGACAGTTTAAGATTCCAGTTATTTACCGCCCGATTGTTGCTTATGCTCAATATGAAGATGAAAACGGCAATCTTTATGTCGATGCCAGTGATGCAAACTATATGGAACTCGAATCTTCATCATCAGAATATACTTATGATGTATGGTTTTCTTATTTCGGACTATCTGAAGGTGTTTATCTTGGCAAAATTACACAGCTTCAGGATATTCCGTCAATCTGCAATATCAATGATTATTTTGTATGGGGTGGCGCTGACACAGATTCGACTCTTTCTGTAGAGGGTAAATTCAAACAGGCCCGCTGCTATAAGTTTATCGGTTTGGATAAGGCGTGGAGATGGGAAGTTGACGATGATGTGGGCCATGGAGTTATTTCCATGAGTGATGTTTTCAGTATTGCAAATGCCGACTTGCAGAACAACAACTCTCAGGCTTATGAATACCTCGACCACTTAACAAGTAATTCAATTTATACTGATTTACTGATTGCAAACAGCGCTTTCATCCAGCAGCTTACTTCTGAAGTAGTTGCTGTTGGCTCCTTGATTACGGTCGGAGCGGTTGATGAGAAGATTCTGGAAGCGGAAGGAATTGCCGCGGACGATGCTACCAGCAAGGCAAATGCGGCACAGAGCACAGCAATATCAACTGCTTCTGCAGATGCTACAACAAAAGCAAACAACGCGCTGGATGCAGCTCTTGCGGCTTTTGTTGGTGCTGGCAATGTGCGAGACCATACAATCATTTCAGGTGGAAAGATTATTTCCGGATTGATTGATGTTGATGCAATTAAGGCGACACAGGGATTCTTTGATAATATTACAGTAGGCGGGGATTCTCAGTTTTATGGTTTAATTAATCAGGGAACTAAAATCTATTTTGCGACGAGAATATTTATTAAGAAAAACTCGGATGATACATTTACAATCACCTGTTCTAATCCGGATTATGAGGGAAAAGTAGGCAGAGTCGGAACTGGTAGATTTGTTATTGAACATTCAGGGTTTAGAGCTTATGGTTTACCGAGATTTATACCAAATTATATTTCAGATAGCCGAAGCTCAGCTGACCCTGTAAGTTTTGAAAGCTTTGCGAATGGTAATTTTTCATATCAAGGAACAGATCCAAAATATCAATTAAACTGCCGAGGCGTTAATAATATGTGGCGCTGGATAGGTACGCAACCTTACGAATATTATGGATTCATATTTACTGATTTTAACACAGACCAGTATATAGACCCGATATGGGCAGACATCTTGCTTTTCTACTGTTAATTAGATGCCGAAATCGTCGAGGCGGCTCTTTCTCTGAAAGTGAAGCCTACGGCGATATATGGTTTGATTTCCACAGCTTTTGTATTATCAAAAACAGTGCTGTATTTATTGTTTGAATCAGCTGACTCAATAGCACTGTAAGGATAGAACGCTCCGAGGCATCCGGCTGTCATTACAAAATATTTATATCTGAC